TACTGGCAAAGTAGGTGAGCTGACGTACAAGAAGAAAGTAACAACTTTTGGACGCCTAAGAGTATCTCAGATCATAAAGGCTGACATTGATTCAATCCAGGGAGTACTGAAAGCACCTCTTGATCGAATTGATGGAGGATCGGCTGCTAGACTGATGGTATTCTTACAGCAGTACCCTGATTTCGTAGAAAGAGTGAACGAACTTCAGAAGTACTGTTTGAAACTGGTCTCGAAGGCTGGAGTAGTTCAGTTTGATTTCGAGTCATTGTATGCTAATACTAACACTGTAACTTATGAGGAAATTAAGAAGATCGCTAACGACCCAAAGTTAAGTGATCCTCAGAAAGTACTTATGATGACAGAGAAGTACAAGAAGTACATTGACGAGATCAAATCTGAGTTCAGTGATGAACTGAAGGATGATATAAAGTATGCTAACAGAATCAAACTTGATTCACTAGTAGATATTGTAGCACCTGCATTCATCATGTCTGGAGTCAAAGAGAAACCTTTGATTAATGATTCCAGTCTTTATAGCGGTATGACGAATAAGGCTTATGTAGATCATGCCGTGGAGAACCGTTCACTTCAAAGTCTGAAGGTCTCAGGCGTTCCAAAGAGTGGCTTAATCTTAATAGGTCACTATAAACCAGGTGAATTGCTGGGAAATCCTGTTAGGATTATCTGACTAGATAAGATGGTTACTTATCAGTAATACTAGATAATATAGGGATAATCAGCATCTAAGACTTATACTTAAAGAAATAAATTAGTCACATATTAATGCAAGTTTTATTTGATTATGGATCTATATGAATTATATAAAGAGATCTCTGATCGAAATCCAGATAAAGGTATAGAACATCATGAGTATATAGATAAATCTACTAGATTTAAGACTAAGTATTTCGTTCCTGAATGGTTAGGATCTGACGATTACAAGGATGCCTGGATATCTGCTAGAGAGTTGACTTCTATGATAGAATCATTAGGGATAACTCGTCAGATATACTACGACTTGGTAATACTAGGGATCTCAACTCCTGATGATAGACCCAAATGCAAACATAGGAACTGCTCTAATGAGGCAATTTTCATGGGGAGTAAATATAGTGATTATTGCTGTGTTAAATGTGCCAGATCAGAGTCGTCTCTAGGTAATACTTATGCCAAAGCTAGAACTGGATATAAACAGAAAGAATCTACTAAAAAGAAGATTTCTGAGAAGTTGATGGGGAATAAGAATGGACTGGGTCACGAGGTGTCTGAGGAACATAGACGCATCCTTTCTGAGAAGATGGCAGGGAATAAGAACGGCGTAGGGATTACTCCATGGAATAAAGGAAAGAAAGCATCTCCTGAACTAAGAGTAAAATTATCGTTGGCTCAGATAAATAGGTCATTAAACGGAAATGGTCCTAAAACTAGAGGATTTAAGTCAGGGAGGTATCATTTAGAAAGATTCAATCTTGATACTTATTATCAGTCCTCCTATGAACAAAAGTTCCTTATCTACTTAGAAACTTATCTGGACGTAGTAGAAGTGAGTAGAAAGGTCCCTATTATCAGATACTACAATCCAGTAAAGATGGCTGAATGCAACTATGTTCCTGATTTCTTATTGAAACTATCTGATGGATCATTAGTGCTAGTGGAGATAAAACCTAAGTACCTACTAACAGATAAGGTAGTGAAGGCTAAAATAGGTGCTGGTACTGATTACTGCTCTAGACACAATTTGAGATATATGATCCTTACTGAAGAGAATTTATTCACTGATACTGGTGAATTTAATTATCAATTGGATCTAATAAGCATGCTCAGATCTAACCAATCTGAGGATTAATTTAAGTATAAGTAAAGTTCAACGACTATCGAAATCACATTCTGTGAAGAATGGAAGAAAGTAGAGTAGGATGTAAGTCAATAACGACATCCGAAGTGCCTGGATCTGGAGATTCCAGATAAGAGATAGTCTGGTCTATATGGAGACATATAGTAGCAGAGTGACGACCTGCATAAAACATGACGATTTAACTAGACAAATTGAATTTACTCTTAATTCACTAACTTGGGAACCTGGATCTGATGATAAGAACAAAGGAATCCTAATTCCTAGGTATCGCTCAGAGGGTCGAATGGGTCCTGATGGTAAGATTTATCCCAGATTTGGAGGCAATCCTGATGAGAATGACAAGGTACTAGTACGTAGTATTATCACCAAATCCAAGAATGACGGAATCGTCACTCCTGATCTCATCAGTACGGGTTATAATGATTTCACTCCTGGGGCGGCTATCGGGATTAGCTTTAGCACCTCGATAACCCAAGCTATTACACAACGTTCGCTATCGCTTTAATAAATAGAGCCGTTATGCAGTGATGCATGATCGTAATCTCCTTAACTGCTGGAAACTCTCATAATTCTATGAGACAATCAGCAGGTAAGATTCACCTAGCGGTGAATAAACTTCAACGACTAGATCGAAAGATCGTACACTGTAAGTCTAGAATGACAGTGGAAATGGGAGACATCTCATTAATGAGATGAAGATATAGTCTGTTCTTAGTAGTGATACTAAGAAGTTCATAAGAGAACTGCATAGATCTGACGAATCTATGTGAACACTTAAGAAACATGGCGGACATGAACGTGTATTAGATCAACAAGGTTATCTCAGAGCTCCTGAGAACTGTACCTTAGAGAGTGATACAAATTGGATTAAACTGAAGTCAGGTAGGAAGGAACTACTGTATCCGAAACCTAGTAATTTCGTACTGAATGATCAACCTTCGTATCAGAAGGGAGAGGTCGTCGGTACATCCTATCATACTACATCTCCTATCTACAGCCTGAATGCTCTTATTGCATTACTGAGAGCTCAAGGTGGTGAAGGAGTAAAGTATTATGAGAAGGATACTCCTTATATGTCAGAATGCTATGCTTACGATTCTGGAGTTATTCATTATGAGTACGATCAGTCTCGTGAGTCCGTAGTAGTGAAGATTGGAGCTAGGGAGTATGACTACAATCCTAATGCTATCTACTATTATCCTGAGGGTACGATGATCAATAAGTATCAGAGGATTTGTTCAGGTATAGCTAATATGGATAAGATTACTAGGGAAGTGAATAATGATACAAATGAAATGTATCAGATGTTCAGGATGCAGTTCTATGAACTAACTTCAGGAAAGTATGCATCCAAGAGAGTAGTAGATCCTGAAGATGTAAGGGAAGAATTAGTAGAGATGTTATTCGTAGGTTTGACTCATACTGATATGAAGAAGGGAACTTCTGATTATCTGGGAGTTCGTAGATCTGTCAAGGAATCAGGATCGTTCTATACCTTATTGTCGTACGGGTATGCTAGCGAAGTGATTAAGAAAGCTCTGAAAGGTGAAGTAGAACTCAAGGGTGATGTTATGACTAACACTATCCTTGGAGTGCTACTGAATAACACTCTTGATGACGATTTAAATTACAGATAAAGTATGGCAGGAATCAAACTTGAATTAACTGATCTACCTGAATTTACGGACTCATTGGAGATAACGATTGTAGTGAAGAAGGATGGGACTATCATACAGAGGGTAGTCCCAAATCCTCCTTCTCCTCAACAACCGTCGTATGTACCTCCACGTATCCCTAACACTCCTCCGATTAGTCCAGGTTACATAGGGGATCCTCCTCCAGGAACGATCCCTAATATAACTTGTAATATTCCGAAAGGAGCAGTTCCAGATAGTAATAGGAATGTAGCAGTCCCACCAATAGGTCCTACTGATCAACTGAGTAGTAAACCTGCCTCGGTTGAAGGGGTAGTACCGACTATGATGGGAAACTTTTAATTGATAAAATTATAACTACTATGGATAATACCAGAGATACGTTTTATCAACTTAGACTGGCGTACGAAGTTCCATACGACATTCTAAATGATGAGAAGGAAGAGGTAGCTAATGCTAGGAGAATCCTGTACGAGAGAATCAACTCTCGTATGGGGGACTCCCTAGTCATATTTAACTCTTCCTTAGTAATGCATAGACTATCAGATACCTATAACTACATACTGACCTATGACTCTTTATTCCTTGATAGCGTAAATCTACCGATGAGTAGCTATGTAGAGGCGAAAGAATTATGCGAAGGTCTAAAGGAAGAATTCACTGAGTTCTTTGAAGCTTTAGGTATTAAGTATAAGATCTTAAACGTCAAAGCATTATTATAACATGAGCAATTTTAATGACTATTTTAAGTCAAAATGTCTGAACCGTATAATGGACTCATTCCTTACTGGAGTGGATCAGTACTGTTCTGACACTAAGATCACTAAACTTAATTACTATATAGAGGATGAGGATGAAGCTCATACCGCTACCTACTATATAGAGAATGGATTATCATCGGAATTCAATGTAAGAGTAGACTACGAACTTAACAATGACGGAGAGATCAGAACTGATTACGCCAGATTCCCTAAGGAGATCAACAATACATTCATTGTTGATGGAGACTATCGTATCAGTACTTCAGTACTAGTGAAGGATAACGAAGTAAGATTTAAAACT